TTATAGGTTTAGTTGTCGTGTATCGTAATTTTAAAGCCACTATGCCTTAAAATAGGTTTAAATGATATTATCTACTTTTGGTTGTATCTATAAGTAGTTCTATGTAGTGTTTAGCTTTTTCTAAGTCTGAAACTCCACCCTTCTCTTTAAATCTTAAAACGTACTTTATAATGTTTCCTTCTACAAATCCAATATTATTTTTGATGATAAATTCTACTGGTTGGATTTTATATTTCTTGTAGTGGTTTCCACCAACTTGTTTTTTAAATGACTTCATAGATAGTTCTTCCATTTCCTTTGTATGCTCTAAGATACATTTTACGATTGCCTGATGGTTTGTAAGAACAATGTACCCAACCAGAATTAGGTTCTTCAGCTTTCCAAAATTCTAATATGCACTGGTCATAGTCTAAGTGATTAACTATCCAGTCAGAAACTTCTTTGTTAGGTATTCCAAGTATTTCAAAATCTACTGCTTGTCCAAAAGTATGTTGTGAGGTTGCAGAACTTCCTATGGCTTTGCATAACTCAGGAGAACGATAGCCAGAAGTAATTGTAATTGGTTTGTTAAAATAGTTTCTTACAGGTTCTAAAATAAACTGGCATACATTTTGTAAATTAACTAAAACTTCATCAGTTGGAGTATTGTCTATCTGTAATCTGATTGCAGTATCAGAATAGATAAATTCTCTTAGAGAAAAATTTAAACTAACTTGCCTATCCATTTGCCTTCTTTGTTAAGTACCATTGGAAATAATTTTGGTTGTCCATCTAGTATCATGGCAGTACCAACTATAAATCTTGATTTAAAATTCTTTGCGTATTCAAATGCCATGTGAGATTGTTTTATTAAACAACCACATTGAAGCGACCAAATCAATTTATCAGGGTTACTAAAATAAGCTATTGTAAATTTACTATGGAAATGAAATTGACAAGTATGTTTGCCAAATTGCATAGCTAATTTTAAACCATCAGCAGTCATTCCATGAGTACAAAATACTTCTGTTCCATCTGATAAAGGAATATTATAATCATCTACCCACTCCCAACCTTTGCCAACTTCAAGAAAATCATTATAAGATTTTAAGTAAGCTTTAGGCATACCATGTTTTAATGCTCGTCTATAAATTAAACTAGAATGATTTGAATGTAACAATATCATTTTAGGAAATATCTTTTCTAATTCGTGTATGTGTTTTTTAGCTTCAATAAGTTCTTTACCAGCAGAATCCATATCTGGGTTGCTGTCATGGAATGACAACGCAGAACAGTCGGTTTCATCACCACCATTTAAAACAAAATCAGGTTTGTATTCCTTCTTTAATGCTTTTAAAAAAGCAAAACTATCTGGGTGGTGGAAGGGTATATGCAAATCAGAAATTAGAAGAACTCTTTTATATCTTTTCATATACCTATTCTGTTAGTTGTATTTGCCTTTTTTGGCAATACTTACTTAGCCAAGAACAAAGTCAATAAAGCCATACTTAAAGTTCCAAGAGCAATAAAGATAGACCAGAATAGTTTTTCTAATCTTTTCTCCAGCTTATAAACTGAAGTACCTAGTATTTTAATTTCTCTACGGATTCCTGTTATATGTCCCTTTAGACTGATTAATTCTTCGTTGTGAGTTCTTGCCATTGTCGTTTAAGCATTTGCAAGACTTTAGCAAGACACACCCACCAATCCAAAGTTTGTAAATGCAATTAATATTATGCAGTTTGTTTATCAAACTATTGTGTTTTAATAAAGTTATTTGTTAAAAGTCTTTTGTATATCCGAATACCAGTCTTTATAAAACTTTTGAACATCTTTTAAATACGTTTCGTAGTTTTGTTTTAGTTCTTCGTATGTCGGTAGTTTAAATGTAAACATTTTATTCTCCTATTTAGTTTTAGGATATATATGTTGCGTTGCAACAAAAATCAAGACTACTTGATGTTTAAATGTATTTTAATTGATTCTATGAAATCGTTAATTGCTAGTTCGTATTTCCAACCAAGAAACACTCCAATTATTAAACCTATTATTAATGTAATCATTTAACCTTATTAAAGTATTCTATACATTCTGCAATAGTTTGTTGTCTAATGTATTCATCTCTTATTTCTTGTGATGTAGGTTGTGGCAAAGGAGAATCCCATCTGTCTATAATAAACTCACCAGCAGAAGTAAGATCATAACTTGCGTCAGGTGCTAAAGATTTCATTACAGTATTAATACCCCAAGCAAAACCATTTTCATTAGTGTATCTTTTTATGGTTGCTTCAATAGATAGTTTTCTTACTGTCATAATACAAGTTCAGTTAAGTTTTTGTTATTTCCGACTGTTCCTTTTATAAATACGTTAAAAGCTAAACTTATTCTAGTATTGTCTCCTTGTTTCGTTTCTACCATGTGAGTTAATGATGATGGAAATAGTATTACATCTCCAGTTTTTACAGGAAACCACCAAGATTCTGAGTTCCATATATTCCAATCTTTAATTTCTAGTTTAATTGTTTTATAATTATCATTAAAAAATTTAATCTTATCATGTTCTTTGTGGCAGTTAATATAAAATACTCCTGATACTAACGAATTAGGGTGTGCGTGTTTATGATGATATTGATTTGTTTCTGTATAGTTTAGCCAAGATTGAGTAATATAAGGTGTAATACTGTTAGCTGGTAAAATAACTTTATCAAAATAATCTTGTACTTTTAAATCTAATTCCTTTTTAATATTAGCAAAAGGTTTTTCATTAAGAATATAGTTATTGTTTGATGTAATGTTTCCATCATTTTTATAGAAATTCTTTTTATTTTTATCTACAAATTTTAATTCTAATGGTGTTAATTTTTTGTCTAATTTTGAAATGTAAATTGGTGTTGGGAATATCCCATTTATTGATGCTTCCATTATTCCTTCCTTTTTTAAACTACTATATTAAATCCCAAGCTAAAGTCAATTCGTTCCAAGTGTACTTTTCATTATCTGTTGGATAAGCAACTGGTGCGTTCCAAAGACAAGTATTTTCATTTAATATCCAAGAGTTAAAAGGTTTCTTAGGAATAAAAGCATCTCTATCTTCATCATAAGTATAACCTATTCCTGCATGGTTTTTTCTAAAAGGTGTTCCATTATTATCATGAACTCCACCATGAGTATTATAAGATGTTTGCTTCCATACTGGATAACCAGTAAGTTTAGTTAAAAAATCTATACCAATAGATTCTTGTTCAACTCCATTACTGTCATGTAAAACTTCGTTCACTACTGAAAGAACTTCTATTACTTTTGAATTTAATCCTATTTTTGCGAATGATGCCATTATGTTGTGTAACTCCCACTTCCGTTAAATTGCATTATTGTATTACTACCAGATGTTGTAACTGTTGGAGAACCAGTTGTAGTAGAAGAATAATTAGCAGTTGGTACACTTAATATAACTACACCTTTTCCACCAGCACCTCCACTACCTCCTGGTGCAGAAGAATAACCACCACCACCTCCACCTCCACCAGTATTTGCTGTTCCTGAAGAACCAGTAGTATTGTTATTTGTTCCATTTCCTCCACCATTTGAACCAGTACCAGCAGTTCCTCCTTCAGCACCTCCTCCACCTCCTCCTGCTCTTGTAACTGAAGAACCTGTTATAGAAGAAGCTGTACCAGCACCACCATTTCCACCTGTTGTGCTTGTTCCATTAACACCAACAGCACCTGCACCACCTCCACCACCTGCACCATAACTTGGTCCAGCATTAGTACCATTACCACCATTATTACCTTGACTTGGTGATGTGCTTGGTGTGTTTCCAAGACCACCTGGATTGAGATCTGCACCACCACCACCAGAACCACCATTTAAACCAATAGGATTACCACCTGGTGATGTACTTCCACCACCACCACCACCAGCAGAAGTAATTGTTGTTAAACCTGTTCCTGAAATTGAAGAATCTGAACCATTAGTGCCTTGACTAGCAGTTCCACCAGATCCTCCATCTCCTACTGTTACTGTAATTGATGTTCCTATTGTAACTGATTGAGTTGATGTTCTATATCCTCCTGCACCACCAGCACCAGCAACTCTAATACCACCACCTCCTCCACCAGCAATTACTAAAAAATCTACTGAATAAGGTGTTGGTGATAAAGCATCTGTTCCTTCATTAATTCCTGATGTTGCTAACCAACCTTGTGTTGAATCTATATAAACTAATAATACACCTTCTCTTTCACCAGATAATTGTAAATTGTCTGTTGCACCTTCTATTTTATTTCCATTAGGAGAAATAGTAAGTGCATTGGTATCAAAAGTTCCTGCGTAATCTACTACTGCTACTTGTTGTCCAGCAGTTGGTGTTGCAGGTAAAGTTACTGTAAAAGCAGAAGATGTTGTATTACAAAAATATCCTTCTCCAGCAACAGCAGTAAAACCAGAAGTCTTAACTGAAGATTGCCAAGCAATACCAGAAGCAGGAGTTGCGAATGATAATACACCAGAACCATTTGTTGTTAATACTTGTCCATTAGTTCCATCAGTTGCAGGTAAAGTAAAAGTTAAATCTGCACTAACACTAGCTGGTGCTTTTAATGCTACATAGTTAGTTCCATTAGCAGTCGTTTCTCTAAAACGAATTTCTTTTTGATTATCTATAATTAAATTTACTGTTGTTGTATTTGCTGAATCTGAAAGTGTTAAAACTGTACCTGTTGCAGTAGTTGATAGTCCAGTAATTGATACTGTTGAATCTAACCAGTTTACTGTGTTAGCTGAATGGTCAATAGTTGCTAAAGATATATCATCAGCACCATCATAATATTTTAAAGTTGGAGAAGTTGCAGTTGTTGTGTCTAACCAAAGCTGACCAGCGACAGCACCAGTTGGTCTTGATGTTCCTGAATTTGTTGTTTGAATTGCCGATAATGCGTTATTTAAATCTGTTCTAAATGCAGGAAAACCCTGATTTGCTATGTTATAATCGTGTTGTGCCATATTCTATCTAATATCCTTTAGCTAAATAATCAAAAGTTTTAGTAACTCCTGAATTGCCAC